AAATACTTCTCATCAGCAAGATATACTTTGATGCCAATGTCACGAAGAGTCATCAACAGAGTGTTGAACTCTAGCGATGCGAAAGTGTATCGTTCAGGTCTCGGATATTGCGAAGATACATCAAGGAGGGAGAACACTTCTTCCACACCTTCAGTACATTCACGCAATAACATGCACCCCATTGCATCCATGGAGTAGAAACCTTTGGTGATTTTGTCTTCATTTGCGAGTGCAATGTGTGCTGTGCCGAATGATAATGCAGCAAGGAGAGTAGGAAGAAAGCGTTTCATGAATCTAATGCGGAATGATCTGCGACAATGTGTGATAGACGACGCTCAAGGTCAACATCACTGATTTTGTTTCTGAATGCCAGTGCTTGAGAGTCATGTCGCGATTGACCCCACATACAATCAATGAGAAACTGAATCTCACCGATTGTTAGGTCAACACTGATAGATTCAGAACTCATCGAGGAGATCTTCTGGGAGGACTTCATAGATTTCATTCGAGGGCATGTAATACTCTGCCATATGTAGAGTCTTCATACGCTCAGTATACTCCAGGATCTCGTCGTAGTCAACGTTCAGGACAGAGTTGTTCATCGTTTGATAATAAGGATTTCGTGTGATTCTTTGGTGTTGTCGGTTTGATTGGCAATACGATTCTCACCGATGCGAGTCTCACCTAGTTGGTAAGAGTAGTGCCACTCAGGATAGTGTAACTCGAAGTCGCTGTACCACTCACGGATTGTTTCACAATTGTTGTAAGAGAGAATGAATGTGCCCTTGTGTGAGTGGAGCAGGTCTCTCAGTTTAGCATGATCGAACCCAGTGTGGTGGACATCGATGTTACAGTTTGGATACATGCCCTTGAGCATCTTGTTATCCTTATCTTTCTTGAGATAATAAGGAGGATCAAGATACAAACATGTGTCACGATCACTATATGCAGGGAGAACGTCTTCAAAAGACTCTTCATACACATGAAGACCAGGATTACGATAGTTTCTGATCTTCTTGATCATGTTGTTCCACTTCTTCTGATCTTGGTAGATCTTACTCATCCATCCCAGGTACATAGGACCATAGGACAGATTGTGGTTGAAGTAATAATATGCTGCAGCAGTCAGATTGTCAAGAACGAGAGGATCTCGCTTGTAGTAGTCTGTCTGCCAATCTTTGAGCATCTCCTGAGTATAATCCCAGCGAACTAGTTGCTCTTTGATCTCAGCATACTTCTCCTTGGTTGGTTCTAACTCTTGGAGTTTATCTGCTAGCGCATCTGGTTGCTCTAGCAGCACGTTCCAGAAGTTTGTGAGAGCATGGAAGATGTCGAAACCAATAACATCGGCACCTAATTCTCCTGCCCAGCGTGACTCTAGCGATCCACCACCAATGAATGGTGACACAATACGATCTGTCTTAGGCAGATGATTTGTGATGATCTTGTATGCTTTACTTTTACCGCCAGCATAGCGAATAGGTGTCTTCATTAGTTCTTGATAAGTTCCAGTCTTCCTTCTTGAATGTATTGAGGCCATGCTTTGTTTGCCTCTTTGAAGTTCCACTCGGGGAACTTCTCCTCAATCATAACATAGTCATTGAGGCATTTGCGCTCCATCTCCTTGAATGCACTGATCTTTTGTGTTTCTTTATTGAACAGACCAGTAACCTGTGCCTCAACCTGCTCAGATTGGATCAGATACACCTCAACTTTCTTGCCGAGAGCAAGTTGCTCTTGAATAAGAACATTGATTCCGTAAGTACGATCAGATGGACGACCAGAGTTGCCGCTACAATATGAACTCCAGGTGCCACGAATGCCTCCACCTGCTTGACTACCACCGATCTTGTATACAATGTCATCAACAGCGATAATGTACACACGACCAGCAGGATCTTTGAGCATTGACTTAGGAACACTGCTATCCCACAGCATCTTGAGTGATACTTTGGTGCTAGGATCAGTGTTGAGTACAACCTCAGCAACCCTGGTAGCAGTGCCGATGTGAGATGCGTTCATGATGTGTGTCTCAATACAAGTAGTATGGCATGAAAAAAGGGGTCTGTCAAGACCCCCAACCAGTTCATCAAGTGTCCCCGAAGATCGGGATGATGTTAGTTTTTACATGTAGTGTTTTATTGATGTGTTGCTCCCACTGACTGGCGTCGTCTAAATTGTAGAAGACTGCTTCTTGGCGACTCTTCTTGTTTTTCTTCTGCTTCATGTAGACAACAGCGTATTTCATGTTGAAATTCAGGATAGACAATGATGTTAGCATAGTGACGACCCCACCGCGAGTTTACGGATTCGGGTAGAGGAACGTCCTTAAAGCAAATACTAATGTAGTATTCACTTACGAATGAGATATAACCACGAGTGCCGTGGTATTCTACTGGTTGGAGTAATTCAAACGTCATACTCTCTGTTTTGCATATCACTCATTTGCTGATGCAGTTCAGCAATATAATCAGACAAGGAGTTTACCTTGCTTTCAAGATCACAATTACGATCTTGAAGATGCTTGACGAGATCTTTAACCTCTTCGGTTAAAGCGTCAGCGGCGTCTTGTGAGTGTGCCATCTGGATAATTAGAATGCAGTTCTATCTAGTTGATCTAGAGTTTCCATTGCTTCGTCAGCAGTAGATTGTAACGCACTCTGTGTGAGATCGATAACAGGTGCGCCACCATTTCCGAAACCATCACCTCTCGTCATGTCACGTTTGATCTTGTAAAGATCACGTAGACGACGCTTGAGGCGTCTCAACTCATCATCATTATACAAATGCTCTGACTTTAGAGCAGTTTTTACATAATTAATTTCTTTTTGAGGTGACCACATATTAGAAACGTTCAGGGATATCATTGTACTTGGTCTCACATGCTTTCTTCTCAACTAGAAACTCTTGACGACCAAGATCAGGATCGATATCCTTAATGCATTGTTGCATCGACATGGGGTCCATGAGACGCTTACCATGCATCAAAGACTTAAGATCTTGTGCTTTCTCCATGTGACTTTTGTGATAGTCAATCCACTCGTCAATGACAGATAGCATCTCTTCATAACAACGACGCGCATCAACTTCTTCATCGTTGAGATAATCAGCGATTGCATCATCCAATCGGAGTCTGCGTTGATGTGAATAGGATGGTAGTTCCATAAGAGTCCGTGAGAGGGGTCTAGAAGGCGCTGTAACCGCCCTCTAGTATATATCAGGTAGTCTTGATTGTCAAGCAACCACAGAGGTGGCAGGGAGACCTTCTACGAAGATGGTGTCCACGATGCGCTGGAGACGCTTGATAGTTTGAGCACCATAGTTCTTGAACACAGGTACTGTAACATAACCAGTGGACTTGCGGTAGAGACCAACAGCACCCGCAGGGATCTTACCAGCAGCAATGTCAGCAGCATCATCACGATGCATACGAATCACACGACCGATAGTCTGTGCCATCTCGATGATGTCAAGATTGCGGAGCATGATAGTATGAGTCAGACCATGCACGTTGATACCTTCAGACAGAATGCTGTAGTGGAAGATGATGAACTTCTTAGAAGGATCTTTACCATAAGCATCGAAGGTCTTGAAGAACTGCTCACGATTGACCTTCTGGTCATTCACATAAGCACCATACTTGCTGGTGATGTGGAGCACTTCATAACCACGCTGCTTCAGGTCATGCAGAATGCTAGTCTTGAACAGCATAGCACCCATGATCTTGCTAGCAGGAGACGCCACAAGGACCTTGGATGCCTTGTCAGCAGGCAGAGAGTCTACGATGTCCAGCAGCATGACACGATCGTTCACGGCAGCAGCAGCACCCTTCTCACGCACAAGGTCACGCTCGTAAGGTTGGATGGTGACGGGCAAGATGCTACCACCAGCGATCAATTCAGGTGCTGGCACATTGCAGAGCACAGAACCATAGATCTCGCTATTGTTCATGCCACGATTGGTCTTGCGAGTGTGCTTAGGTGTGGCAGTGAAGAAATAAGATGCCTTGCTGCTCAGACTGGCAGCAGCGACACCAACAAAATGATGACGCTGCACAGCATTATGCGCTTCATCAAAATAACAGCAATCGAGGTCGATACCAGCATCGATGATACGAGGCAGGGAATGATAAGTGGTGAAGATGATCACATGCTCACGAACATGATGACACATGCGGACGAACAGATTGATACGATCAGACTTAGTAGTGCTGAAGTGTGTTGTCTCGCCGCTGTGAACATGCAGCACGTTAGCATTGGTGATATGCTCAAGGTATTCCGCACTGAGTTGCGTGGCAAGCATGATGCGAGGAGCAACAACAACGATTGTTTGCGGAGACTCTGCGGATTCGAGTCGCCGCACGGCATCCTTGATAGCAACCAGCGTCTTGCCACCACCAGTGGGCACCAGGATCTGACCCTTGTCAGCAGTCAGCATAGCATCGAGAGCACGCTGCTGGTGGGGACGGAGTTGCATAGTGTAGGTCTGTCGCGTTGATGCATATAGTATAAAGCATCAGACCGCGCTGGTCAAGGGAGTGTGTCAGTTCTCAGACTGGTCAGGGGCGATTGACTTTGAACTCTTTAACCTCTCGCTTATATACTAGTACATCACGAAGAGTTTTGTCTCCGTTAAATTCAAACTCGAAGTCAATCTCTTGATCCTCATGATCAATGAGTGAGCGAATCCACGTAGCATCATCCTCACTGATCATTTGCCATCGATCTTTAACCACATCAATGTAGTAGTTTCTCTTCTCTGCAATACTTACCGCTGTTCTTCTCCAACTGAGACTATTGATTTTCTTTGGTGTGCCATCAATATCAATTCGACGAGCATTATACTCCTGCCAAATCCTAATTGCTACACCAGTGTCACCTTTCCTATGCTTAAAGTATACATCTCTCTGGTCTGCTTTACCCAATTCATTAATTAATTGTCCAAATGCAGTCTCATTCCATTGAGGATCATGCTTCCTTGCAGTGGTAACCAATCCAGTGGTTGTTCCGTTGTTATCAATGATTACTGAACAAATCTTTGCTTGTACAGCACGATCCTGATCATGCCACTCAACAAACTTCTCTTTAATATCATCAACGATATCAAGTGTGCTAACAGCATGTAGCATCTCATTCTGAACATTCAATGATGCTAGGTCAATGTCACTGGTTACCTCAATCTCTTCAATACTATCATTATAATAAACATCAACAAATCGAACCAGAGATCTAGACACCTCTTCATATGGACTAACGTAATCATAGTCCAAAATGTCCTTCACCTTCTCCTTTGCATCAGGAGTAAAGATGTCAGGATATTCATCTGATTCTGCACACGTACAATATGCCCACATAGAAGAATGTGTATGCATCAGTGATCGTGTGCTCAGACGATATACTTTAGAGACATTGAATTCTTCTGTGAACATTATTCGTTATCCGAAAGTAGTTGTCCATTAGGACCATAGATTGCATAGAAGATATAATCTTCTGGTCTTGTACATGCTGCCTGTGATTCTGGGAATACATCTTCACAAAAATCAAATGCTTCCTCTGTATTATCACAAGCAATGAAAACATACTCAGACTGAGTTAGGTCAGTCCAGATATCTAGAGAAATGCGAGTCTTGTACAACTCACGAGATGCATTGATAGCATCAACATCAGTGCTATTGTTCCAACCAGTGGAACGCAAGAAGATAATAGTTTTCTCCTGTCTCTTTGCGGACTCGCCAATAAAGTCCTGCAAGTAATTAATAGTGTAGTTTGCGTGTAGCTCCATTTAACTTCCAGGCAATTGTAACTCTTAGTGAATTGTATAGTCTTGAGACTTCCTCTGCATGATGTGATCTCATGGCATGGAAGAATACACCTCTATTTGGTTTTGGTTCAACATATGACCAAGTGTCATCATCATTTAAGAAAGCAGTTTTGCCTCCCCAGAGATGATTCCACTCATCGTTAGCATAAAGCAAAAAAGTTCTACAATCATCATAGTGTCCGTCTACATGAGGCATTGCCTTATCACCAAACACATGTCCATTTGCATAGACACGTTCTAGTTGTAGATCGGGTTCATTGACTGCTTCCCTAATGATATTTAGTAAATAATCAGAAAAGAACTCATCATCAGACAAGTCCATCATCCAAAATGGCAATACATTCTTTCCTTGATTAGATCCATGACCATATTGCCACTTTGGTTGAGAAGCTTTGTGTAGTATTTCACCGAAGTCCATGTCGGTGAAAATATTATCATAGATTTCCATACTCTCTCAGAAAATTCGCTCTAATTTGTTCAAGTGGTAGAATTGCATCTGCTGCTGCTTCTCTTCCACCAGGATAAGTTAATGCTGCGTTTCTAATTGCTTTGGACATATCAAGCAGTTGATATCTCATGAATGAATCATCAATTACACTCGTAGCCCATAGAATAGCAACTCTTCTCTTACCAGATGTCACAGGAAGAACTTGATGTCTCAATCCTGTTGGATAAATTAGACACGTTCCTGCTGCTGGTTTATATCCATACTCTTGATCACCAACAGTGATTGCAAGTTGTCCTCCTTCATATTCATCAGGTTCACTGAGGAAAATACTCATACTATAATGTGTCACAATTCCACCAATAGTCACATCATCAATATGTGATCTATAGAATCCTCCCTCACGATACTCAGAAATAACAGGTGGAGTCATCTCTTTGATGAGATACACCTGATTAAAATCTTCTGAACTTCGTAGTCCCTGTTGAATTAATTCAATACTCTTACGATATTGCGATGAAGTTTGATCCATCGCATAACTATCTTTGGTGCTGGTGTCTACAGCATCCTTGCCGCCATATCTGACTCTTCCTTGTTTTACTGGAGCATTATCGAAGTAATTATTTAATTTGCTTACATTTTCTTTAGTAAGCACTTCACTCTCATAGATCATATCATTCGTCCTCTACTTGGAACATTTCGATGTCAAATTCTGGGAAGATTTCTTCAATCCTCATGTCCTTAATAATTTGCTTGATGTCTTTCTCGACAATTCTTGGTGCAACAACACGTTGTCTAGCATAGATCAGTTTGTTGATCATTCTGCTATTGAAGAAGTCAGATGATGCGTCATCATCATAACTAGTCCATTGCTTTTCATCATTTGGATCCATGAATGCTGGTGCAGCATTACCATCTTCATCCAATCCATTAGGATATAGTTTTCTATAGTTCTTTGGATCGAGTGGAAATGTATTTTGGTAAATAGTTTTCATGAAATCCAAAGGAGTATCAAATACATTTGGATCGGGAATATCGATAGATCTAATCTTCTGTCTCCATGCAATCCATTCGTCCTTTTCTCCCTCGTAAGCATCTGCTACGTCAGGAAGAACACGCCAGTCAGATGCCTGAAGGATCTTTCTCTTTTCAGTAATTCTTTTCAACCACTTTGCTTCAAAGAACGAGTGTTGTTCTTCGAGAGTATCAAGTTTCTTCTTAGTAAGAGTTGCTTTCTGAACAGATTCAACCGCAAAGATAGCACGTCCAACATTATATACTGCTGCAGCTTGTTCTGCTGTACCACCTTTAAATGTGTAATCATTCCAGTAGAGAGATTCAGAAGCAAAATCATACTTCTGTCTCTTTCTCTGTGCATACCAAGTTCCATCACTAAAGTAACAGAACAACTCTAGTTGGTCTTCTTCAGTGTGCCAAAACGCATCGATAGTTTCATAGAACTTCGCTTTCAACTCATCACTGAAATTGATCTTAGTCAACGACGCTTTGATTTCAACACTTGCTTGATTTGCAGGTGCCAGCAATCCGTTGTTGTTAACCAGATCTATTTCAAAGATCGGTTTACGTGTTGGTGGTGGAGTTGTTGTCATAATAGGTGCGTCTTAACATACCATCCCGTCAAAATGTATTTATCACCATTAAGCAGGGTATTTCCTTTGTGAACATGAGTCATGCCTGCAGGGAAGAAAACTACAGTACCAGCAGTTGGATGGATTCTTCTACGTTGATACAAAAACTCAGTTTCTCCACCATTTTCAGGGGGAACATCGTTAAGATAAATCATCCAAGTAACTTCTCTCTGTGCATGAGATGCAGCAGAGTTTTCATAATGCCATTGATGATATCCACCAGCAGGTTCTGTCTTCTGCATTTTGACATCAGGAGAGATCAAAGGAACATTCTTAAGTTGTCCGAACTCACTGACATAATGCATGATGCATGACTTCAAGAATTGATTTACTTGATAAGTGAATCCATCATTACAATAGTTGGTTAGAACAGCTTTATCCTTTCTGTTCATGTTTGATTTGTACTGAAGATGACCTTCTGCTTTGTACTTTTCAAATCCCACCATGTTTGTAGGACCGAACTCATCTTCAATTTTAGAAAAATCTTCTGAATAGTTTTCAAGATCAACTTCACCACCCTGATCATATAGATGGTCAAACCATTTGATAGCATTCTCACAGAAATGCCTCGGGATGAAATTTTCCCAAACGCCAACGAAGTCCTCACATTCGTACTTCGTGACTTTTGGGTCTCTCATCAATTCAAGGGGACGCCATTCTTGGACTTTTTTTGCTGTAGACATGCTCTAAAAATCAGTATGCTTTAATTATATATTTCATTTTGTGGAAGGGGGTTACGATGGGAACCTTCCTTTGTGGATCCATCTTTGCTTGAGGAATGGGTTTGGTAGCATTGTTCCATGAGAACGTTGCAGAGTTCAATTCCAGTCCAACTTCTGCTTGGTTAAATGTTATCTGACATGTATTACCAAAAGTTGCCAATCCATTTCTATATGCAGATGCTGTTGCATTAACATTACCATAGGAGAAATCCTGTGTTGGATCAAGAACTGGATCGAGACCTAGCAGGTGAGAGTGTGTCAAAGTAGCACCAGGATTTTGATAGTTTTGAATTCTACCTCTACCCTCTGTTGTATCAATAACACCAGCATCAGTAGTATTCTGAGTTCCAGGTTCAAAGTGATCTGCTGTAGAACCCTCAAGTTGAGAGTTTAACTGAGATGCAGGGGATCCCCAATAGTTTCCGAATGATACTGTAACGTTACCACTATTGGGCAAGAAGTCCTCAGCACCATTGAATCCACCAGTATCACCAACTTCTTGGTCAAATTCGGTGTAACCGAAACCATCAAGACTGATATTCTCCCAGTATCCATCATCCAATGCATCCGATTCATCATCAGGACGATTGTTTGCATCATTTGTATCTGAAGTATCACCCTGACGACCAGTTTTGTAGTATGCAGGAACACCCCATGGAATGACTGGATCACCATCAGGATCTGCAGTTTCAGATGTAACGAAAGCATGTTCGTGTGATGGTACACGAACAGGAACAGATGTAATATCGTTCATTGTTCCCGTCACAAAACCAGTGATGTTAAAGTCAACATCAGCAGTTAGTTCATCAGTTCCTGATGTTCTAGGAGTTCCGAGAGAGAAATACTCAGAATCTACACCTGTAGTTTGTCCAGCAGGAGCAATAACTTGCTCTAGTGGATTAGCACCAGCAACGTCAACATCATCAACATACCACCATCCACCAGTAGAACCAGGAAGTTCATATGATCCACCAGCACTAGTTACAGGAACAAATGCCGATGATCCTCTGTTGGCATCAACAATACCTCTACCAACCATTCTAACACCACGATAGTCTGGAAGATTAAAGTTTCCTGAATATGTTTTGGTTGCTGAAACATATGTCGCAGTACCACCATATTGGGTGCCGATTGCATCAAACAACCAAGGATAATCTGCTGCTGCTACTGATTGACCATTACACTCCAAGAATCCAGGATATCTATCTGCTAGAGTACCATATCCATAGTTACCATCGTCTACAACAGTTTCTTTTGGAACAGGGATAACTGTACCAATTGAATAACCATCAAACTTAGGTTGTCTATAGTAGTCTACAGCATCATTTGGATCTTCTCCTGCTGCTATCCAACCTGCCTCATCGAAGGAAGCATTCTTCTCAGTATACCATACTCCGAGATATGCTGGGGGAATTGGTTTAACAGCATAATTAACAGATCTTAAGTTAAAACTAGCAGCATCACCAAATGTAATAGTAGTTCTAGTTTGATGAGACAATCCAATAACAGGTTCTACATCAGCATTTCCAGGTTGTTGTACAATAATTGTAATAAGAACTGGATCTCCACTATAATCTGGTTGAACTGTAACACCACCCGCTTGAGTTGCAGATACAGCAGCTGCTCCATTAACAGAGAATAAAACATCTCCTACATTTTCTCCTGTAGCAAATCCAAACTCATTGAATGCTAGTGGTGCAGTAGCACTAATTGTAATTGGTTGATTGAAGTCTGTCAATCCAATAGGTCCAATAACACTAGATCCACCAGGAGTTCTGTTTAATACTTCCGTGACAGGTGTGAAAGATGGTGTAGTATCAGGTGCTGCCCAGTTAGTAATTGTCCATGGAGCAATATCTCTATCACCAACACTAATCGCCATCTTAACACTACCATTAAATCCATTGATTGGATCGTTGATAGAGGTAGATCCATCCATAACTAGACGAATTCTATCACCATTTTCTACAGTTAGATTACCAAACTGACCAGGAGAACTATTATTAATAATAATTCTAGGATTCGTAGCAGTTGTTTCTGATTGTCTCAAGGTAACAGGAACTGTAATACCATCAGTAAGACCAGCAACTAATGCCTCTGTGTTATTGTTAGCGGCAGAACCTGCTTGAACTGTAGATACATAATCTACTCCTCCTGGTGGTTGCTCAATCAAATCTTGGAAGGTGAATGAATCTGGTAGTTCATCAATATCATCACCAGTAATTACTCTCCAAGATCCATTATTGGCAGTATCTCCAATTGTAATACCATAGTCCTGTGTAAAGTTTCCAGTACCACCTGTCTCTGCTCTTAACTGAACATACTGACCATTAGCAACTGTAAGATTATCTCCCCATCCACTAAGGATATTATCAAATACAGCATCACCTTGAGCATTGGTAAATGTAGTATTAAAATTAGAAACAGCAGCTTCTACATTAGTAGGAACACTAATGGTAGCAGTAGTAGTCAAACCATTGATTTGAACAATATCACTATACACATATTGGAAATTCAATGGTGCGTCATTATACACACCAAAGTCAGGTGCAGGGAATGGTGTGTTGACTGGAATTTGACCAGTAGTTACACGCCACTCAGCACTACCACTACCAACAACTACATTAACAGTATGAGGAGTAACTGCTGCTGTAGAAGATTGTACCCTTAACTGAATCTGATCGTTATTTGATACTGTTAAATTGCTGCTATCAGTAAGCCAAGAACCCCAAGCATTGTAACCAGATCCATTATAAACTCTAAGTCTAAATCCCCAATCATTTACCTGATCGAGAACATTAGATGTGATCTGAATGGGTGCTTGAGTAGTACTGTCTAGACCAGTAATAGTTACAACTTGCTCTCCTGCTCTTAATGCAGGGGGATCACCTTGTGCTCCTGTATATGCAACACCATCATCAGGATCTGCAGTTGCCGCATATGTGTATAGTTCGTCCTGATCAGCAGGATCTACATTTTGAAAACCGAATGGGTCAGGAGCAAAGTCTTCTAACTTTGTCTCAATAATCCAGAAGACAGTAAGTTCGCCAATGTCAATGCGTACCTGTTCAATGGTATCAAATCCAGCAGGTGCTTCATACCTAAACTGAACTGATTGACCATCAGCAACATATAACGGATTGGCACTATACGAATAGGTCATCTAAATCTGATACTTTGTCCCGTACTGGTATTTATTATATTTGTCTGAGATCT